GGAAAGGTGAGAGTGTTTGCCATGGTGGATCCGATGACTCAGTGGTTGTTATCTCCTCTTCACGAGGCGATATTCGCCCTACTGAAGCGGATCCCGCAAGATGGTACGTTCGATCAACTTCGACCAATTGAGCGTTTAATGGGGACCTTTATCGGTCCACTTTACTCGTTTGATTTATCGTCGGCGACCGACCGTATCCCGCTTGCGTTCCAGAAGATCCTCCTATCCCCCATCCTAACCAGTTGGGGGGCGGAGGTTTGGGGCAACCTATTGGTTGGCCGGGAGTATGTTTGCGGTAAGACCATCAAATTCAAAGGACAGCCTAAACAGCTGCTCTCTGAAACAGGTGGCGTGCATTATGCTGCCGGTCAGCCGATGGGTGCCCTGTCTTCTTGGGCCATGCTTGCACTAATACACCATTCAATTGTTCAATGGGCCGCTGTCCGAGCGGGGGTGATTCCCATTGGTTCTTGGTATCCTCACTACGCCATCTTAGGAGATGATGTAGTGATAGGGGGTACCCACGTAGCGGAGGAGTATCGCCAATTAATGCGTCGACTAGACGTAGGAATTGGTGATCATAAATCCCTTATCTCCCGTGCAGGACGAGCGCTGGAGTTTGCGAAACGAACTTTCTATAAAGGAAAGGACGTTTCAATGATTCCATTCGCAGAGTTTATCGTATGCCGTCAGAACCTGATGGCGTGCCTTGAACTCTGTCGAAAGTACTCATTATCTCTCGGCGGACTCTTGTCTGCTTTAGGTTTTGGGTACAAGTCTAAGGGTAGGGTTTCTTCAAGATTAACTACCTTGTCGAAACGGCTCCAAAACTACGTGGTTGCCTATTATGGTCCTAGTGGCCCAGGTTTCGTAGATCTTAAGACATGGATGACGATGAAGTCATTATCATCGATCTTTCGATCTGCCGAGACAAGGGTTCACGAACTCTGTACGCGGGTTCTCGAACTCGAGCGTGCTCGAATTCTTGAACGGTTGAGTTCAATGCAGGCCTTAGTCGACCTAGCAAAGAACTTGGCGACCGTGTATCGTGATCGTGAACACTATGGAACCATCAAGAGGGACGGAGATAAGTCGGTGAATCAAGGTGTCCAGAAGCTTAGCATAGCTAATCCTGATGGATTCCCTTGGTACAACGACGATCTTGGTCTGATTCGACAACAGTCGGTAACGGTGAGTAAGTCTCCTATGGATAACGTCCAGTCTGGATGTGAAGCCATAGTAACAACCTCGCTACAACCTACTGAAGGAACACTTGTGAGCATGTGGAGAGAGCATCTGCGCTTAACCGTTCAGCCTGAATGGATAAGTACATATGACACTCAATACGAGTTCGACAAATGGGCCGGATGTATGTTGCGCGCAGGAAGACTCGATGGTCTAGACCTGACGGATACTAAGGACACTATCGTGGAAACGGTAGTATACCTGGCACCGCCTTGTCCGGAAATCGAGATCTTACAGGACCGACCGGTTGAAGTTAAACCAGCTCAGGATCTATTCCTTCCCCGGCAGACAGCAACCCATCTAGGGATGTCACCTGACACACCAAGGTATGTCATTGACTCCATAAATGAGACTGTCTACAGGGAAGCCTTCCTTGATGTGGCCATAGAACACAGGGACCTGGTTACCAAAATGAGTGAACTCTCCGTGACCGACCTAAGCTGGGTCGGTTTGGAAGACCTTTGGAATGAGCTCGATTCGATCGAGACCAAACTTGGGGTCCTTCCGCTCCCTAAATCGCTCTCAGTCCGGCTACGAGTGAAAGCTCGACCCGGATTGGGCAACGATGTAAGGAGATGGAGAGCTTACTCAGGAATCTTTAGAGCAACAGTGTAAGCCGTTGCATCCTGTCTCTTGAGATCGGCCTTGAAAGGCTGATCCGAACCAGGGCTTGAGTACTTTGTACAAACCATGGTCGTTACCATCACTGGTAAGCGAATCTCGTGTTGTGGATGCTGGCTTAAGATACAACCGCTCTTGAAAGAGAGGGTGCAGAAAGCCTGCAACTCCCTGGATTACTGGCCTATTTCTAGCTCCAATAAAATGGATCAGCTAGGTAGGACAAGTCCCAGGGGGGCCGAGCGCCGAACTGTCGTAAAGGCAAGCTTCAAGACAGGGAACGACGTTAGGTAAGGGTAGACCCCTTAACTTGGCAACCCACAACATGAGAGGACCTTATTATATAGGGTAACCTCCTTGCGGAGGACACTATACAATAGAGTACCTATCTGATCATCCTGAAGTAGGATAATCAAATCGCTATCGGAAACGATAGAAGAGACGCCGAATCGGTTCTTCGAACCGAAGACGGGATTCCTTTTAACCACTGATACCCTATCAGTGTCTACTTTGAAGAGAATCAATGTACGATGAGCCCGGCCCAGAATCCCTTTGTCGGGAGAAGCAGGATAAGTCGAGAGGTAGTTTACCTCAAGATGAAATCGCAACTTAACCGTTGAAGAGACGCCGGACCTGAACCCTTCAGGATACATTGAGGACGTTCCCTATGTTGAGCTCGGCCCAGAAGGGCCAATCCCTCAAGGGTTAGACATGTCGGTGCCTATGCGGCAACATGCTTGGAGGACTAAGGTCCACAGGTATGCCCCGTGTTAGTTAGCCGTTTTATCATGTCAACTTGATATTGGTACCGAAGTAGGATAAACAACTCGCTGCTGCAATGCAGAAGAGACGCCGAATCGGTCTACGTGACCGAATAGGGTTCCACTACAAAGTAGCCGGGTTCGTAAACCTAGCGCGATAACATCAACCGAAGTTTATGACAAATCCATGCGTGTAAGCGACATGTGATCCCGTTCTAGCACTGATGGTTCTTCCGTCACCGGTATCCCAGGCCCTTTGAGAAAAGGGCTTGGTAACGCCGATAACATTATCGAAACGCATCTGAGCGTAGCACGGGCTGGAGAAATTCTAGTG